CCTCTCGGTAGAGCTGAGCCCCTTACAGCTCGCGGGCGGCATCCTCGATCTCGACATCCTGAACGAAGGCATCACGCCCCCCTCCTGCCGCACCGACTTCGAGGTGCAGGTGAACGGCGCCTGGATCCCGCTCGACGGGGCGCCCAACGGCCCGAACCTCTCCGGCCTTCCGGCCATCCTGCCGCTCCGGGTGACGCTCACCGGCACCACTGACCTGATGCCGGGCTTCGGACTGAGCAACTCGCAAGCCATTGTCAGCCGCCCCAAGACCGCCTTCACCTGGGTGGGAACGACCCGGACGCTGGGATCGCCCACTACCAGCATCAAGATCATCACCGACCTCCAGGCCTTCGACGAGACCAAACACGACTGCACCGTGACCTTGCTGACCGGTGCGGACCTGTCCGGCAGCGAAACGGCCGACGTGGTCGAGGACGTGCTTCTCGCCAACGGCGCGATCCGCCGGACCGCGGTGTTCAACCTGGCGGCGGTCAGTACCTATGCGGTGAGGATCGTGGGTTCCACGACCAGCGCCGCCGAGCAGTTCCTCGTCGCCGAGCTGATCGAGTTCGCCCAGTCGTGAACACAGCCGCCATGAGCACATCATACTTAGAGGAGACAGGCTGATGGCCCGCAAGCCCACCCATTACCGGATTACCGTCAACCGGCCGCTCGAGGTGATGAACGCCCGCTTCCGCCCGGGGGCGCGCTATACCGTGAAGGCCGCCGTGCACGACGCGCTCCGCGAACAGGCGGCCGATGCCATCGCCACCGCCGAGCCCATGCTGGTGGAGTGACGGCGCCATGCAGAGGTTCGAGGATCTCCGGGTCCGCGACAGCCAGCCGCTCGACCGGGATTTCTTCAACCGGCGCTTCCGGCTGATCGCCGAGGCGCTGGGACAGCTGGGGACGGAGGTGACCTCGGTCACCACCGACACCGACCGGCTCGTCACCCTCNNTCGCCAGGTTGCAGGCCGCTGCGGAGAACGGCTTCCTCGTCGCCGCGTCGGATACGCCCCTCACCGTGACCTCCGGTCTGCAAGCAACGCTGGCGATCGCCAGCGAGGCTGAGCGCGACCTGTTCACGCCGACGCCCTACGTGCTGCTGACCCGCCGGGCGGAGGGCACCGAAAACGACTATGCCGTGCTGTGCGTCGAAGGCTATGACCGCGCCACGGGCGGCCTCGCCTTCGAGGTGATGCAGATCAATGGCGCCATCGGCGACGCCATGCATGACGACTGGGTCATCTCGGCCACGGCCGGTATCAGCGTCGCCGTGCTGGAGGCCGCCACATCGGTGCAGGCGACCCTGACACTCGCCCAGCAGGCGGCCGAGGACGCGGCTGAAGCCGCCGCGACGGCGGAGTCCGTGCTGGCCTCGGGCCCCGTCTCCTCGGTCAACGGCAGGACCGGCGCGGTCGTGCTCGGAATGTCCGACATCGCCGGCCTCGTCAGCGCGCTCGCAGCCAAGGCCGAGAGTAGCCACGGCCACACCATCGCGCAGGTGTCCAACCTGCAGGCCACGCTTAACGCCATCAGCGATGGCGGAACCTACTGAGTCCCGGAGACAAGGCGAGGAATGAGACCATGGCTCAATCAGTCATTGCGCAGATGTCGCAGAAGCTGTCCATCACCGGCGTGAAGGACATCGAGGTTCCCGGCATCGTCGAGGATGGCGCGGGCGGATGGGTCCGTTCGGTGCGCTTCTACGGCACGCCGGTGGAAGGAACGAACAAGGTGCTCGTGCTCGAGGTGCTGCTCCAGTCCGCTGAGCAGGCAGACCTCGCCATCACCACGCCCGAGATCGATTTCTGATCCCGGTCCTTCGTCTGTCCTGATCTCAATCCGAAGCCTCGATCCTCGCACCCTTCAACGCCCGCGGCATGGAAATTTCCGTGCGGCGGGCCTTCTGCAATGGAGACCACTCATGTCCGATCCGACCTTTGGCATTTCGATCACGCGGATCGACAACGAGCCGCGTCCCGCCGTCTACAGCGACATGTCGGTTGTTGGCCTTATCGGCACGGCGCCCGAGGCCGATCCGGCGGTGTTTCCGCTGGACACGCCGGTATTCCTCTACTCTGACGATACGGCGAAGCGTACGGCGCTTGGCACGGAAGGCACGATCTCCGATGCGCTGAACCTGATCAATGCCCAGCTGGGCGAGTTTCAGGTCGCGGCCAAGGTCGTGGTGGTGCGTGTCGAGGAGGGGGAGACGGTCGCGGAGACCATCGCCAACATCGTGGGTGACGGAATCTCCACGGGGCTCGAGGCCTTCGTGCAGGCGGGACCGCTGCTCGGCGTCATCCCGCGCCTCATCTGCGCGCCGGGCTTCACCAGCCAGCGGACCGGCACCAATGCCAATGCGGTGTGCGCGGTATTACCCGCGCTCTGCAACAAGCTCCTGGCCCATGCCGTGGTCGACGGCCCCGCCACCACGGAACAGGCCGCCATCGATTGGCGCGAGACGATTTCCTCCAGCAGATTGATCCCCGTCGATCCCGCCGTCCGCGTCATGGCGGGGAGCGAAGTGACGGTGATGCCGCTGTCCCCCGCCATCATCGGCATTGGCGTGAGGCGCGATCACGAAAAGCAGGGGAGGCCGTTTCACAGCTGGGCAAACCAGCCGGTCTCAGGGATAGTGGGACCTTCGCGGCCGATCAACTTCTCGCTGACCGATGGCGCGACCGAGGGCCAGCGCCTGCTGTCGCACAATGTCGGCGTGCTTCTCCGTGGCGAACTCGGCGTCGAGACGGCCATCGCGTCCGGCGGCTTCGTCTATGTCGGCACCGACAACGCCGGCGAGGACGACCTCTGGCGCTTCTATAATGTCACCCGCGGACGCGATTACATCCACCTGATGTTCCTGAGGACGCTGCGCTTCTACCTCGGGCGCTTCAATCTCACCGGCCAGACCATCCAGGCGGTTCTCAACACCATGGGCTTCGCCATGCGCGATCTGAAGGCCGACGGCGACATCCTCGGTTATGAGGTCAAGTTCACGCGCGACCAGAACTCGCCCGAGGAACTGTGGCAGGGCCGATTCACCGTCAACTTCGCCGCCGAGGAGGCACCGGTGCTCAGGTATCTGGGCATCCAGTCCGCCCGCTACCGCCCGGCACTCGACGCGCTGCTCGACGACCTGCTCGCCCAGGTCGATGCCGTTACCGGCTGATCGCCACACAACAAGGAGGAATTCCCATGAGCACAATCCACGTCATGGAAGCGGCAAACCTGTTTGCCGGCGATCACGATCCCACCGCCTCGAAGCATCTCACCCTCGCCGAACTCAAGCTCCCGACGCTGCAGGAGATGTACCAGGACCACCACGCCGGGGGTTCGCGCGTCCAGATCGAGGTGGCGGTCGGCATCCAGAAGCTCGAGCCCACCTTCAAGCTCAATGGCTGGGACCCGGATCTCCTGACCCAGTTCGGTCTCGGTTCCTCGCGCCAGAAGGTGTTCACTGCCTATGGCGTGATCCGCGACAAGCGCACCGGCACGGCGCTCGAGGCCAAGGCCATCATCGAGGGCCGCCTCGGCAAGATCGAGCCCGACGCATTCCAGCGCGGCGAGTTGCAGGGGCACGAATACGCCATCAACGAGGTGATGCACTACGAGCTCTGGTTCAATGAGAAGGAGAAGCTGTTCTGGGACTTCTTCTCCTCCGAGTGGCGGCTTGACGGCGTCTCGCAGAATGACGACGAGCGCCGCATTCTGCGCGTCCAGCGCTGATGATACGGCCCGGGGAGGAGAAAGACATGAGTGATACAGCGCGGGTGAAGCTCGTCCGCCCCATCAGGGTGGAGGAGCGCATGATCACCGAAGTCGCCATCCGCCGCCCCAAGGTCAGGGACCTGCGTGCAATGGAAAAGCTGCGGGAGCCGGGTTCGACCGAACTCGACCAGGGCATCGCCATGGCGGCAGCGCTCTGCGATCTGCCGCTCTCTGCCATGGACGAGATGGATGCCACCGACTTCGCGGCGATCTCGGAGGTGCTGGGCGGTTTTTTGCCCAAGGCGCCGGCGTGAACAACTGGCGCAGCGTCGTTGCGGACACCGCGCATGTCCTCTCGACGCCCGTGACCGACTTCGACGACATGGAGTGGGCGGATGTGCTGCTCTGGCACGCCGAGGCGCGGCGGCTGAGCGGCTCAGCGAAGTGAGATACCCTGCAGGCAGACCTGCTGGTCATGCGGTTTGTTCGAAGGACGCTGCGATGTCGCCGATCGAGCGGAATAGGATCAGTGGGTCATCCTTCGAAGCAATGAACCCCCGACGGGTCCAGAAGCGCGCTGCCTCATCGTCGATCGCATTGACCATCAATGCCCGTCCGCCGATCAGGGAGGCGGCCTGAACGCAGCGGGCGAGGGCGTGCTTCAGGTGGCCGGTGCCAATGCCGCGCCCCGCCCATTGCAGATCGGTGGCGAGCTGGCCCAGCAGCAGGCAGGGAACCGGATCCGGTGGCTGCCCCGTCCGGATCGATCTGGGCAGTACGGACGGAACGACGGCCGTCGGCGCCAGACCGTAATACCCCACGACCCGGCCTTCCTGATGGACCACCATGACGGCCGTGAAGCCCTTCTGCTGGTTGGTGAGCGCGCGCGTCTTCAGCCAGTTGTCCAGCGTGGGGTAACCGCAGGAGAATTCAGAGACATCATGCGGCGCGGCAAGCGGCTCCGGCGCTGACAGCAGCAAGCCGTCACCTCTTCTTGACGGGTACGGGCTCCCACGGCGCGGGCCGCCTGGCCAGTTCCACCAGTTCGGGAACGGGTGCCGCCGGGCATGACAGGATGCTCACGAAGTCGGCAAAGCCTTCCGGACTCATGCGAACGAGACGGTTCTCCATGACCNNCCGCCGCCTCGCGCACGAAGTCGGTCCGCGTCCGGCCTCTCAGCGTTGCGGCGCGGTCGATCATCGCAACGTCAGCCTCGGGCAGGCGCATTGAGATCGGGTATTCCTTGCGGTCGGCAGATGCAGTCATTGGTTTCTCCACCGGAGCAAGATAGCCCAGCGTAGCGCAAAATGCAATACACCTGTGCCTGGTTTCGTGGTGCCCCGCTATTTTTCCTCGGGTACAACTTTTGGTGTTGAGGACGCTTCCTGGTCTTCCAGCATGTGGCGGGCAATGTCCTTCTCGGTTGTTGCGTTGATCTTCCGCCAGTCCACCTTCGGACCCGTCGCCTTAATCTGTTCGAGCGTCATGCGCGCCACTTTCTGCGCTCCTTCCACTGACCTGCCTGTGCCCTTGCAATCACAGGCACAAGCTCATGCCTGCTGAACGCGCACCCTATCGCAGGCCGCGGGAGATTTCATGGCGAACCTTACCACCCAGCTGATCGTCGAACTCCTCGACCGTGTGTCGGGCCCGGCGCGCGGTGTGGCAAACAGCCTGCGGGGGCTGACGCGGACGGTCAGGGATGCGACTTCCGCACCCCTCACCATGGCCGACCGGCTCGATGCCGCCATCACCCGGAACAACCGTG